GGTTGATTAACCAGCCCGCCCACTTTCGGGTTAAGTTTGTCCTCTAATTAGAGGATACTGACCAGGGTGACCCCGCTAAGGGTTTCTCCTGACTTCTTGTCCCTTGTTATGCGACTTTCCTTAAACTTACCTGTCGGGATGCCGTAAGAGGCACCTCTTCTAAGGAAGCAGGCGAGTCGTACATTGTCTATGTCATGCTTCACAGCATTACCTTCGACAGCACGGGATTCTGAAGCGCTGCGCAACTCGATCGGCCTTTGCCACATGGCTGACCAGAGCTGTACAGCGGTGGATCTAGCAGCGTTGGTACAACCTTCCTCCTCTGTGAAGAACAGCCAATCACAGAGGTCCCCACCATCATCTTCCGCATAAGCATCGCGCGGAAAACAACTATGGAGCCGCTCATAACACCTAACTAGAATGTCGCGCACGGGCCCCCTGTTGAGGGTTTTGACGAGCCGGGAGATTTTATTCCCAAGCACGTAGCACGCTTGTTCATCGTCAGGCCACAATAGATCGTACGAGAGAAGTAGTTTATCTTCTCCAAGGTCGCAGAAAGCCCCGCAAGATTCACGGAAGTTCCCTGCAACGTACGTCTTGCTGTGGTTAACCTTCCAACCCAATTTCTCAACGAACTCCATGAAAGGAGCCGCCGATTCCTGGCTGAGGATAATATCATCCCCAAACGCAGACGCAGCCGGATCAAACTGGCGCGCATAGGCTAAAAGGGTCAACGTCAACATGTCAAATGTAAAGCCGCACCCCATGGGTGCTAACATATTGACCGGGTAGTACTCGCCGTCGTATTCGAAAAGCGCGTTTCTGAGCTTCTCGAGATGGCGAACCACCCGCCGGGGAAACAAGGCCTTCACGACGGACCAGATGTTGCGATTGCTCGCGTCACTGAAATCCACCGTAGCCCTCCCGGATCGAATTAGACTTTTGTGCACCTCCTGCCAGAACTGGATCGAAATCCCTGTCCGACGTCTGAGGCACTCGCGGAGGTCCAACGCAAGAGAAAGTTGAGCGACCATATTCCAGGTCGGCTCACAGGTTATGACACGGTCCTTTTCGTTGTTCTTGGGGACCGTGGTGATACGTGAAACTCCGACGATGTCACAACACCCGGCGAACATATAGGTGAAACTATGCAAGCCTGGATCTCGTAACTTTTTCTTCTGAGCCTCTTCGTACCACCCCCGCGCCATGCGTCTCCAATGGTACGGAAACTGAGCCCGAAACCTCTCGCGCACGACCCTCTTAAGGGACGCGTTGCGGTAAGCTATACGGGCGGCGTAGGGCACTGCATCAATACTGACTGTCCACTGACTGTCCAAGGACAGCTTGTGAAAGAAGTCAGTCATACCCTGCTCACTAATTACCCCCTCCCCGGAGGGAAAGGCAAATCTATAGGTCGGAACGAAATCGGTTAGGACTCCGCTTAACCACGCTCTCGCGCCAAGGAAAGAACGGCGGTCAGGAGCAGCAAGATCCCAATAATTAAACTGGGTAGTGAGTGATGCATTAGTATCCAGGAAACCCCGGACACTACTTTCCCTTCTTCTGGCTGATCCACGCACGTTTGGTCGCTCGAAGCCTTTTGTGGCTCGGTGCGCGATGAGTGCTTGATGCAGATCAGTTCCATGGAGCTGAGCGAACTCAGCCCCGAGGGGGGGCAAGCCGAGGGATCGGATATCCTCGACTGCCTCGCTGACAACCTCTTGTACTTGTTTAAGGAGGGTTTTACCCATTTGAAGCTCCAGTCTTGAGGTTTAGACCTGTCCCTCGCGGGATTAGGCACCAGCGAAGGTAGCTTCACTCGGTGGGACGAGGCCGATGGCCAAGTTATACTGAGTGAGAGCTAGCCCCAGTACGCGTGCTGCTTCGGTGTTGAGGGTCGTGACGCTCGCCGTGGCACCCTTACGGATGTTGAAGCGAACCTCGACGGACTCATCGACCGTTGCGACAAGATCACCCTGCGTCACAGTGACGGGGGCGGTCAGCCGAACTGCACCGGAAACCATGTCAGTCTTCATACCGGGGGCGGGAGAGAACGTACTGTTCTTCGCGCGTACGATAAGAGTGGAGCCGTTAAGCTCACCGACTTCAACGGAGACGGTCTCGTTCAGGCCGCGCGTTGCATTTTGATACTTAATCATTTTGTTTTCCTATTTAAAGGAGGTTAACGACGGAAAGCACCCTTGATGAAACCCCATGACAGGGCAACCGCGTCCATGGAACGTTTCCACGTAAGCGAGGGATCCATCTTTAAACCGATGTACTGCATTGGTTGGATAGGCTTGGCTATGTACCTGCCAAGGTGGAGGTGAATCTCAGCCCCAGGATGCCGTTTATGACGGCAGATTATGGTGCTCTTGATGCGCGATGATACCATTGCTTTGATCTGAGTCACACCCTCGGGCGTGTCCAGTGAAGCAAGTAGGTCACCGATGTTAAAAACCCAGTCAACAACAAAGGAGAGTTTTGTAAGCTCCCACAGAGTTAAAGCAGGGTTTGTTGTGAGGAAGTTGGAGTTTGAGGTGTAAGAATCGGAGTCGAATTCAAACCGGTACTTGATGAAGCACCGATCGAGGACCTCGAATTCATCGATGTTCCAGTCTGCATGGGTGACGGTAGGATACCGCCGCTCCTTCATTCTGAATGACCGATACTCAACTTCTCCCCTAAGTAGTATACCCAGCGCATCCTCGACCGTGTAGATCAAGGGCATGAGGGCATACCGGTACTGCAACCACAAGGACGATAAATCGTCCATCAGTTGCCCTGGCAGAGTTGGGTCGCGTTTGCGGCCTGTGTCATGCACAGCTCTGTAGTACCTGTTCCGGATCGCCGCTGATTCCTTGCGGAAGTCAGTCACGAGACCCAGGATGGTTTTAAGCACCCCGAGCACGAACTTTGCGGTTTCTGGAAGTTCACTTAGGTTGGTTAGAACATCAAGGTTAGAGTTGTTCGCCGCTGCAAGATTCGCAGTAACGAGACCTTGATAATCCGTATCCTCTACAGCCCCCCGAAGGAGGTAAAGCAGATCCCACACTTCGTCGTCAGACGCAACATACCACGGGTCCCCACCCGATGGTACCGTGAACCTGTCATACACACACCACACGTTGTGGGCGGGCACGAGAAAGTTCCCGAGAAGCGGGAGATGTGAGGGATAGACATAACCATTGCGCGAACATGGGGCGGAGTACCGCCTTTCAATGTCCGGACCTTGGCCACGCTGGAATTGCGTGCGAAACGGGTTGGCGTAAACACCCTTGATACCCGGGACTATCGTGGCGGAAGCCGCGTAGATGTCCAGAGGGTTCAGGATAATGTCGCCCCGCTTCTTAGCCTCCTCGAAGGTCTTCTTTTTGGTCGAGTTCTTCAACCGCCAAGAGCCCAAACCTAGTACCGATGTTGCTGGGGGGGGTACCAGATCCGAGGTGTACATGCTCCCAAAGTACTCAGACGCGACGGTTGTCGAGTTCTGATCCCCTAGGGCACTTGTGTACAGGACCTTTTGGTTCCTCGTAGCTTCATACTTTGGGAGCACCAGCGCCGCAATGTCCGGGAGGACATCCGCGTTATTCTGGCTTGTTCCACAAACCGTCCCCGTGGAGTTAATGAGCTGAACTTTGCTCGTACACTCGGGATACAGCTTGCCGACCTGGGTTGTAAACCCTACTGATCGATAATAGAAACCCATAGTATTAAATCCTCCTTCTGGTTAAGAAGATAGGATTCTGCGTGCTGTACTTACAGCTTTCCCTCACGGGATGACGCACACTGGTAGAAACCCTACCAGCAGGACCCTCACG